GGGAAGCTCGCGTGTGGTGGGGTGCGGTCGGCTAGCTCTTCAGGGAGCCGTCCGCACGCCAGGTGTCGGGGATCAGCTCGGTCAGCCTGAGCTCACGAGCACGGCGCATGATGAACCTGCGCACCTTCGCACGCTCGGCCTCACCACCGGCGACCCGGCCGACCGCGCGGACCGCGTTCTCCAAGTCCTCGCGGGTGGCGATAGGAAACCTGCCGGGGCGGCTTTGACCCGGCGCCGGCATTGCCTTCCCCTCTTCCACGAGACGGCGCAGCACCTCAGCCCTGTAGCCCGCCACCGGAAAACACCTCCTCAGAGGCCTCATCGACCTGGGACGGCGCGTACCGATCCCACCAGCTCTGGATCGCTCGTTCGGTCCATGCAGGACGGTGGTCCGCACGCGCGCGCTTGATGGCTTCTTCGACAGGGGTGGCAAGCACCACGACCCGTGCACCCAGTCGCCGCGCAACCGCGGCCCGATCCTGCGGATCAGGAAGGCTACGAATGATGAACGCACGGCCCGGTGCTTCAGCCGCCATCCGCTCAAGCTCAGGGCGAATCACCTTGGCCATCGCCCGAACCTGCGGCGGATGGTCGTAGCGAGAGCGGGAACCGAGCTGCCTGCAGATCTCATCGAAGTCGATCACCAGGTCACCCGGGCGAGCATGCTTGCGTACCCAGGTGGTCTTGCCGGCGGCCGGTGGCCCGCACACCAACACCACCTCACCCCGCAGGCCCTCAGCTTGCCGAGCGGTCCTCGCGGTTCTCCCAGTAGCGCCGCCACGCATTGACCGCGTCCTTTCCCGACCGGCCCGCCGTCACCTCAAGCCACTGGTCATACAGCGCCTCAGCCCGCGCCAGTCGAGGATCATCGGCGTCAAAGACCGGCACGGCCTGGCAAGAACACCAGTTGTGCCACCGGAACGGGCTCACCCCTTCAAACCGGCTCGCCTGGGCACGGCCCGCCGTCTGCGCGCTCTTGTAGACGGCGCCGCGGGAGATGAGCATGGCGCACCAAGAGCACGGATCACCGTCACTGACCCGCATCCACCCGATCGCCTCACGATCAGACTCGGTGGTGTCACGAATGACCTGCCGGGCGGCCTCCTGCACCAGCATCTGCGCGGCCCCCGGCATCGTCACCGCCATCGAATCCCGCGCCTGCTCCTCGGTGCGTCCCGATTCCAAGGCTCGCCGGTACACCGCCAGCCCGGTCGCATGCAGGGTGGCCTCCAGGCGCTCATCGGGCACCTCGTCCGGCTCGGCCACCTCAATCCGGGCACGTCCACGCCGCCGCCCAGCGGCATCGGTGGCCGCAGCCAGGTCGGGGGCGCGGTCCAGGTCCCGCTGCAGCTCCCGTTCGATCCGCTCCTGCAGCCGAAGGACCTCCCGCCTCTCCTCCTCGGCGAGCCGCCGGATTTGAGTCGCGTCATCACCCAGCCCGGCCAGCTCGGTCAGCTCATCCAAACCGGGCATGCCCGGCAGCAACCGCGGCTCCCTCAACCGGCCCGGCCGCGGCGCCAGCGACAACCCACGAACCTGCAGGTAGTAGCGTCCCGCCAGCCGACCCGCCAACTGGCGTCGCTCCCGGATCATCGCCGCGGCTGCCCGCCGCACCGCACGCCACGACCCGTCCACATCACCAGGGCGGAACACCGTCCGCAAAAGCTCCACCAGGTCCCGCACCAGCCCCACGGACAGCAGCCGCTGCTGGGCGATGTAAGCGGTGGTCAACGCAGCCAGCGTCGCCTGACCGCCCCGAGGCGTGGGCTCAGGCGGTGTCGTCACCGGTCACCCCGGCCAGCTCCGCCGGCTCCTCCTGCTCGGCGGGAACGGTGTCGACGGCGGGCAGGCCGTTCATCTGCCGCTCCACCATCGCGTTCAACTGCGCCATCGGGTCCGCCTGAGCCGCAGCGGCCAGCCAGCGCTTCACATCCTGCTGCGTCACCCCGGGGATCCGCTCCCACAACACCTGCGGCGGCACCTGCAGCATCTGCACCAGCTTGCCCAAGGCGTCCACCGTCTGCGCCAGCGAACGGGACTGGGTATCACGCCACACCACCTGCGCGGCGGTGTCCAGCCACCCGTCTCGATCCCCGGCTGCCAGAGACGCCAGCCGCAGCATCTGCTCGTGCGACTCTCCAAAAACAGACTGCTTCTCCGCCACCTTGGAGTTCAGCCCGTCACGAGCAGAGTTCAAAGCATCCGCGGACAGGTTCGTCATCTGCCCGAGCAGGTGATGCGGAGGGGTCTGCGACACCGTCGCGATATGCCGGATCGTCTCCTCGGCACTCCTGAGATACCCGGACAGGTCGGTCTGCTCGAACTCTCCAAATCGGGTATCCGGGTCCTCCGCCACCCACAGCCGGTCCACAGCCGCAGCAAACGGCGCCTTAGGACGGCCCTCCTCGCCCTCGATGACCATCCCGGACACGTACCGCTGCCGGAATGCCGCGAACTGTTCGGCCATCATCCGGCCAAACGTTGTGCTGTTCAGCTGGTCCTGCATATCAAAGAGCGGCTCGACCTCGCCGATGACTTCCTCATCGCCGTCCAGGTCATCACCGTTCAGATAGCGGACCACCGGGCATACACCCAGATTGTGCTCGGCAACCCACTCCGGCTCCGCCGGCTGCAGAAGGCCCTTGTCGTCCTCGTCCGTCACCAGCGAGTAGCGGGCCTCATCGTCATACAGCCGCACAACCTTCCGGCACTTACCGTTCGGAAGGTTCTCCTTCTTCACCTCGACCGCGTAAATCGGCCACTCGTCCTCAACCGGATCCTCGTAGTAGGCCGTCATCCGCCGAGGTGACTTCGGAGTGATCACCGGCATCGGCCGACCATCCAGCCGTCCCGGCAGCACCACCGCGTAGGCAACCCCGTACTTCAGCACCGCCCGGTGCAGCCCGTGCTGGCGGGCATCCATCCGGTTCGCCTGCCAGTACTCCCACGCTTTGGCGTTCTGAGACGCCTTCTCCGGCCGGTACCCCTCCACGAACAAGGCCTGGGCGACCACGGTGACCACCAACGGCAGGACGTTCACCTTCGCCCGCTTGATCAGCCACCGGTATTCCTGCTGGGCGCCCCGCGGCACATACACGCTGTCCTGCCTGCCGCGCATGTACGCGGCAATCTTGTTCAGACGGCGTTGCTCACCTTCCCGGATCTCCAGCAGCCGCTTCGCGGTATCGACCGCCTGCTCCACAGAGAGCGCCACAGCACCCCCTCACAAGCGCCGAAACCAAACATCAAGACAGGGAAGGTGATCAGGAGAATCCGTACACCCGGCCGCTGCGTTTCCTCCTCGCAGAGGAACGCCCCGTCCAGCTAGGTGACGACAACACCAGCCGACGCACCATCCGCGCACCGATCGCCGCCACAATCGCGTCGATCTTCTTCGCAGACTCCCGGTGCTCCTTCCCGATCGCCACACCCCACTTGTTAGGCCGACGCCGGGCATTCACCGCATGCTGCCGAAGAATCCGATTCCCGTCATGTGTCAGGGTCCTCGTGCTGACGATGTCGCTGTAGCAGCGTTCAGTAGCCTCAGTGAATTCCTGCTGCCGGGCCGGGGAACCCATGTCCCACATCACCGCGTGCTGCCGGCCTTTTGTGCTCGTCGCCTTGACCAGCAGCCGATCCCCATACAGGTTCGCCCACCTGTCAATGTGAGCATCCCAGTACCGCTCCCCCGACTCATCGTGGCCGCCACCAGGGTCGGCGAAAAACCCGACCACATCCCAGGTGTCGAACATCCGCTCAACAGCGGCGTCCACCTCATGCCGGGGAACCGACCAGGGAAGCTTCGGGTCCAGCCCAATCGGCCGCTGCCAGCAGCCGATGAGGAACACGTGCCCATCCGACACACACGACCCCACCAGCACCGTCGCGTCGTCACTCTTGGACCCGTCGAAGAACACGCAGATGCTCTCGCCGTCCTCCAGCAGCCGGTCCTTACGCTCCAACGCGTCCCACTGCTGAGGAGTGATCCACGCGTCCTCAGCCGCGACGATCTGGTTGTACCAAAACCGCCTCGACCGGGACGGGGGGTTCCTCGTGTCCAGGATCGACTTGACGATCCGGGGAACACTCAGCCACGTCGAGTCCCCACGGACCATCTCAATCACCTTCGGCGCCGCCTCCGCCGTCAAAGGCGCCTCAGGTGGAGCCTCCAGCGAGTCGTACAGCATCCCGGTGTCGACTGCCCGGCCCGCCAGCACCTCCTCATAGGCGTCCCGGGCACGCTCGGCCACCGAATCCTCACCAGGCTCAAAAGCGTTCGTGATCGAGATCGCGCGGGCCGACCCGTCCGTGGACTTGTCCGCGTTCCGGCTGATGACCGCTTCCATCTCATGGCCCTCGTTGTTAGAGAGCCAGTGATGCGTCTCATTCCGCACCACGAACGTGGCACGAGCACCCTCAAGCGCACGCGGCGACGACGTCACCGCCTCAATACGCTGCCGCCCCCGGTTGGCGTAAATGATCTCCTTGCCGAGATCGATGTGGTGCTCCTCGATCGTCGACTTCTTGAACAGACCAGGGAACAACGTCATCGTGTTACGCGTCTGGTCCTTCGACACCGCCGCGATCTGCACCCACGCCTCAGGATGCGGCCGGCCCACCGGCTGGTAAGGATCGACCCAGTCCGGAACGTCGAACTTGGCGTACTCCCCCGACGGGCGGCACGGGCCGATGAACTCCACCGCACACCACGTCGCCGCCAGCGGATCCTTCCCCCAGCCCTTCAGACGCTGGATCACACCGTCGCGGTAAATGAATTCACCGTTCTCATCGACGGCGTACCACCACAACGTCAACCGCGCCTGCTCAAGCGTGTACCGCCAGTCATCGCCGTTGCTGTGCTGCAGGTTCTCACTGGTCCACGCCAGGATGTGCCAGCCCAACGACCACTTCGGCAGCAGCCAGCGCCCCTGCTCATCCCGCTGCCAAGTGGGGCCGATCCGCACCGGCTCCAACGCGGAAAGATCAACCGCAGCAGAGTCAGCCGCCGAGAGCGTTTCGGTAGTCATTGAGCGCCGTCACCCCAGCCGGCTGTCTGTTCCCACCGTCCCCAGCACAGGCCCGTTCGATCTCCAACCGGGCCCGTCGCCGAGCACCCTCCGTGGTCAGCAGCTCCGTCATCCCGGACAGCACTGCAGCGAACAACTGGGCCGAGAACCGCCCCGCCTCAAGATTCCGGGTCATCGCCTCGGCGATGTACCGGGCGGTCTGCCAGTCCGACGGCTCATAGAACTGCGCCTGCCCCGACTCCGCCAGCGACTCATACCAGTCCCTGGCGATCGGGTGCCAATCCGGCGACGCAGGCGGCTGCTCAACGGCCCCCAACCGAGCACGAACCACAGTGATCTCGCCGCCCTCAGGCTTGTTCTGACGGCGACGCTCACTGCTGTGCTTGGGCACAGGACCACGAGTTCCCACCGCCACCACCTCCCACTGGTTCGGTGAATCCGCTAATCCACCCACCAGCCGCTGGCGGGCTGAGGATGATGGCTCACATGAGCGACAAGGACAAAAAGTGACGCACCCGGCTGGCGATCACCGGGTTCACCAAGCCTTCGAACGGTTCCGGCAGCACTCCACCAGGAACAGCCCCGCCGAAGAGATCCTGCTGCCACTCGTCGAAGCGCTGTGCTGGGCCGTCAGCGCCGACGAAGAACTCAGCAAAGACGACAACGGCGGCAAGAACCAGAAGTACCTAGACGATCGGCAGAAGGACCCCGACGGGCAGCTACTCCCCGCCATCCGCTACGCCCGCAACCGCTACGGCCACCAAAGAGCCCTGGTCATCGAGAAGCACAACGCGCGGACCTACCCCCGCCGGTACCCCTCTGCCTACGTCACCATCAAGTGGCGGCCCGCCGCCCAACTCCCCCACGGGGACCAGCCGCAGCACAACCTCGGCCAACAGGACTACGAGACCCACCTAGAAGGCCGCCGCGCCGAGGACACCCTCGAACGCGTAGCCGCCTGGTTCGCCAAGCAGCCCTAGACCAAGGCGGCGATCACATCGTCCAGGCGGCCCAGCCTGGACGGAGCCTGCCCGAACCGCTGGCGGGTGACGGTCATATACCGGCCCCGGTCATACACCTCGACCTGGCCGCCGCCCACACGCACCCGCCGGCCGCGGCCGACAGTGCCCAGACCCCACACGTGCAGGCCATCCCCCGACGGCGACACCTCGATGTAGGTCGGCGGGCACCGGTCGAGGATCGCCTGAGCCCAAGGGGCGAGCCGCCCGCCCTTCAGGCAGTGGTCCAGGTCCAAGCAGACGATGCCGTCACCAGCGAGGACATAGCCGAGGCCAACGCCAGCACGGCTCTTAACAGCCTCCCGGTAAGACGACCAAGTCGCCGGGTTGGTCGAGGAAGCTCGCCGGCCGGTGACAGTGCGCGGCGCCTTCGCAGCATCCCGGCGAACCCACCGCTTCCGGGACGTCATCTCACGCGGGAGCGCCCGGCGGGCACGGTGAGCAGCAACCCGGCAGCGAGTGCTGCAGTAGCGGGCGTGCCGGCGCTTCAGCAGAGGCATCCCCCCGCCACAGTGCTCACACTTCGTCACACCCACGCGACCACCCTAGCAGCCGGTGTAACGCTTTCCAAGCCACCACCAGCAAGAACAACCCAGCGAACACCACCGACTGTTATCACGCTCAGTGATCACCGCAGGATCTCGCGGACCCTGAAACCCGTAGCGACCCCGAGGTGCA